GTACTGACACAGTTCCAAATAACTATGTGGTTTATAACTACATTGATAATATTTGGTATTACGGAACAATGTCTCGTACGGCGTGGTTAGACACAACTTTGCAAACAAATCCTATTGGTGCTACATACAATGCAAGCGCTGCTACGGGCATGTTGTTAAATCAAGAAAGTGGCGTCGACGATGTTTCCACTGGAACTCCTGTGGCAATTGATGCATATATTCAATCTTCTGAGTTTGATATTCAGCAAGGGGATCACTTCTCGTTTGTCTGGCGCATGTTGCCAGACTTGACTTTTGCAGGATCAAACACAGCCAATACAACACCCCAAGCGCTCATGACGCTATACCCTTTGAGCAATTCAGGTTCTGGTACAGGGACTGGCAATACAGAGACAGTGACTTATCAGGGCTCCAGCTATACCGTTACCGATGAATTTACAGGCATTGTTTACACCAGGATTCGTGGGCGTCAGTTAATCTTTAGGATGGAATCCAACGCTGTCGGTACAACTTGGCAGCTTGGTGCTGTGCGTTTTGATATTCGTGAGGATGGGCGCAGATAATGGCTACCAAACCACAAAATCCTGCTGTACCCAACTTGCCCTTAGCACCTGATGCGTACGATCGTCAATACAGTGACAAGTTGACAAACATTTTGCGTTTGTTCTTTAATCAGTTAAATGCGGTGCTGACTGTATTGACTAATGCATACATTTCAAATACAACCTTTTATACAGTTGCTACTCTACCCCCCGCGTCCACAACTAATGCTGGAACTAGAACTTTTGTTTCTGATTCCACAACCACAACATTTGGCGCAACTGTGACTGGCGGTGGTACAAACGCTGTACCTGTGTACTCAAATGGTACTAGCTGGAAAGTGGGCTAAATGGTAAACTTTAACTTATTCTCGGAGCAAATATGGGCTTCTTACAAGATTTAGGGTCAGGCAATATTGGCAAAGCCCTCGGTACAGATTTGACCGGGGGTAATTCGCTCGTTGGCCAAGCTGGTAAAGGTATTGCTAATCTATCCAAAGATCCTTTAGTAGATGCGTTGGCTGGCGCAGCGTTAATGTATTTTGACCCAATGGGCGCTGTGTCTGGTTTGGGCTCTTTGACAAACTTAGGTACTGCTGGAGCGGCGGGGTTAATTACTGGCGGCATTACAGGGTTAGCTTCGGGCAATCTAGGTCAAGGACTTAAAGCCGGTTTGGCTGCTTATGGGGGTGCGGGTGCTGAAAACTATCTGAGTAATATGGGCACAACTGCTACGGCAGCAAGTTCTTCGCTAGAAGACCCCAACAGTTTACAGTCACTTACACAACAATACCCCAGTGCTTTTCGTGGTGATGTAGGTGATTACTCTCCTACAGTGCTCCCTTCAGGTGCAGGCACATCAATACCAGCAGCAGCCACAAACACAGGCAATATAACTACCGCTATTCAACCAACAAGCAGTAGCATCTTTTCACAAGTTGGACCTGATGGCAAACCCCTCAGTTTTATGGGCAGTTTGGGACAAAGTTTTTCACAAGCACAACCCCTTACACAAGCCGCAGTTGTTGCTGGCGGCATAGGAGCGCTTAAAGCATTGGCAACTCCACAAAAGCTAAACGCTCCCGCAGCAAAAGTTGGCAATATCAGACAATATAGCTACAACCCCTACACAGGACAGATGACTCCCGGTCCAGTCACACCTGCTAACCAATTCACTGGACCTGTGACTGCGGCTAACTATGGGGCTACTGGCGGTCTTGTTGCTTTGGCTCGTGGCGGTAGTGTTCATCATTATGATGATGGTGGTAGTGTGAGTCCATTTGCTGCAACCGTACTTGCGGCAGACAATGCAAATAATATCCCTGTATCTTCTGCCGTGCAAAATGAGGCTGCTACTGGTTCGCCTTACACAACGTATACGCCAACACAGATGGCGCAGTATATTCAACAACAAGGTATTAATACAAGCGACCCAGCGGCCCTAGCAGCTGCGGAGCAAGCGACCAATGCTGACCCTGCTGCTGTTCAAGCGTTCCTTGCCTCTGGCGCTGATCCATACTCAGCTCAAAGTTTAGCAAACCCAGCTCAATCAAACGTGTCATCTTTTGATGCGCAACTGGGCACAAAAGGCGCTACTACTGACATTAACAATGCTGTGTACGCCGCGCAATCTGCCGCAAGTGTTCCGGGTGGAACCGCAAATAGCACTGTTGCAAACACCCAGATTGCGCACGAGATGGATACTTGGGGAGTAGACCCCACTGCTATGGGTGCTGCCGTTGGGATGTCTGCCGCTCAAATTCAAGCTTTGTACAACCAAGTAAACCCAAATGGTAGATACTCAACCGTACAGCAAAATAACGGAGGAGGTGGAGGTGGTGGCGGAGGTGGTGGTTATGGTAGTTATACAAATGTGTCTACCCCCACATCAATCAATACTGCTCCTGCAACTTCACTGATGCCCGGTGTTGGTGGCAATACAGGTCCAACGGTTATGGGTGGCGGCACTACCATCAATCCCAACGGCACCATTACAACATCCCCTGTAATTCCCGGTATTTCTCCCGGCGGTTTTACAGGCGCACAAAGTATGCGCAACGCGTGGATCAATGGCGGGGGTAGTCTTGGGTATACAAATCCCGCGCCCACTTCGATGGATCAGTTCAATCAAGAGTTTAATACTTTGACTGGCGGTTCACAAGCAGCATACGATTTCTTGATGGGTAAAACAACCCAGCCTAAAGGCCCAACAAAAGGTCCTATTGGTGTACCGTATTTCCAAGCAGTTGGCATGGCGCCTAAAAATCTTGGCTTTAAGTTACCCAACGGCATGATTGCGATGCCGCAATCTGATGGTTCTTATTTGGCATCTGACGGCAATAAATATAACGCTGACGGCTCTGCTTTTACTCCCACAAAATCCGCTGGTGGTGGGTTGATGGGTATTCACATGGCTATGGGCGGTATGACCCCTAATGTTGGGCATTTAGGAGGGTATTCAGATGGTGGACGTTTGCTACGAGGCCCGGGTGACGGCGTCTCTGATTCGATCCCTGCTACTATTGGTTCTAGTGACCCTGAACCTGCTCGCCTTGCTGACGGTGAGTTTGTGGTTCCTGCTCGGATCGTTTCTGAGCTTGGCAATGGATCCACTGAGGCAGGTGCTCGTCAACTTTACAAAATGATGGATCGCATTCAAACTGCGCGCCGTAAAACAACTGGTAAGGACGCCGTAGCGACCAACACCAATACACATCAATATCTTCCAGCATAAGGAATAAATCATGACTTGCGGCCCTACCCAAACCAATATAACGCAGACGTCTATACCCTGTTATGCGGCGCCGTATGTCGAGAGCATGCTGGGTCAAGCTGCGGCGTACACCTGTACCACGCAAAACCCCTACCTACAATACCAAGGTTGCACGGTAGCTCAGTTTACGCCTCTTCAACAACAGGCGTTTCAAAATGCTGCAATGATGCAGGGGGCCCCACAGTTGCAATGCGCAACTGCAATGGCTGGAGAAGCAGGACTTGGCGCCCTTAATACAGGTTATACATACAACCCTTATTCCGCTCAGCAAGGCTTAGCAACAAATCCCGCAACAGGTAAGAGCAACATTGGCTCTTACATGAATCCTTATTTGCAATGCGCGTTGGCTCCCCAACTTGCACTGATGCGTCAGCAACAAGGTCAACAACAGGCTCAGAACCAAGCTCAAGCCGTAGGCTATGGCGCATTCGGCGGTGCACGTTGCGCAGTATTGACCGGTGCTCAAAACCAAGCCAATCAATTGGCTCAACAAAATTTGGTTGGCAACGCATACAACACGGCATATCAGTGCGCTCAGAAGGCATTCACGGCTCAACAAGCTGCATGCCAAGCGGCTGCTAACCTTAACGCACAACAAGGTCAGTTTGGTGCCAACCTTGGACTTCAAGGTTTGAATACGGCCAATACTGCGGCCAATACTTTGGGCACATTGGGCAACACGCAGTATAACCAAAACCTTGGCATCACTGGTTTGCAGGCGCAGCTAGGCGGCACACAACAACAGCAAGCGCAGAACGTACTCAATCAGCAGTACCAGTGCTTCATGAACGCGCAGAACTATCAAGGCAATCAGTTGAACTACATGTCCAATTTGCTGCGCGGTCTGCCAATGACGAACACCACTAGCAATATCTATTCTGCGCCTCCAAGCATGTTGTCTCAAGTGGCAGGTGTGGGATTGACTGCCGCAGGACTTGGTGCATTTAAGGCCGCCAAGGGCGGCCCAATTAAAGAAAAGAAACGAAAATCAAACGGGCTAGCTGATCTGGCTCTAGCAAAGATGGGGGCATAATGTCTATTGCACCACAACAAATCAGTTCTAAACTTCGGATGATGCCGGATGCA